TGATGCTGGAGAACAAGAACTATACCGACTAATGATCGAAGTATTTAAAGGTAATATTGTAGGACCAGAAGCTCAACAAATTATGGAAGCAGCACAAGGTGAGTTCCCTATGGAGTTTATTGCTAAAGAACAACAAAAATATATGCAACAACCTAAAGCATCAGGTGGTGTTAGGGATACACAAATCATGCCAGATGGTAGACAAGCTAATATGACAGCAGATCAAATGATAATGGAAAGAAATAGATTAAGACAAAATCCAACTAATGATCCTAGAAAATTATTTGAACTAGAACAAGAAATGGGTGGTAATGTAACAACAAGAGGTACTGCTATGAATAGACAACCTTCAATGAAAAATGTATTCGAAAAAGATAGAGAAAGAATGTTAACTATGGCAACTATGGATAAGTTAGGATTATTAACATGAGTCACGGTGGTAAAAGACCTGGAGCAGGCAGACCAAAAGGTATTAAAGCAGGTACAAAAGCAGAACGTTTAGCTGCATCTTTAGGACAAGGACAAACTACTCCTTTAAAATATATGTTAAACTTATTGAATAATCCTCAAGTATCTGTAGAAAAGAAGATGTGGGCTGCTAAAGAAGCTGCACCATTTGTACACTCAAAGTTATCATCTGTTAATCAGGTAGTATCTGGTGATGATAAGAAACCCTTAACCGTTCAAATAGGATGGCGTAAGAAAAAGGATTAATGGATATAGAAATACCTTATGAACCTAGACCTTTACAGGAAAAGATTCATAACGAATTAAAAAGATTTAATGTCATCTGCTGTCACAGGCGGTTTGGCAAGACCGTGTTCGCAATCAATCATTTAATTATGACTGCATGTGAAATACGAAATGCAAGATTGGCGTATATTGCACCAACGTATCGCCAGGGTAAGGCAGTCGCTTACGACTATTTGAAAGAATATACAGACCCTTTAATGAAACTTGGTGGTAAACGTCACGAAACCGAACTGAAGGTTGATCTATGGAATGGATCACGTATACAAATCTTCGGCTCGGACAATCCTGATGCTTTACGTGGACTAGGCTTTGATGGCGTAGTCATGGATGAATTTGCCTTAATGGCACCACGTACCTGGACTGAAGTAGTTAGACCTGCTGTTAGTGATAAACTTGGGTATGTAATATTTATTGGTACACCCATGGGGCATAATCAGTTCTGGGATGTATACGATTTAGCAAAACGCATAGGAGGAGATTGGTATGCACAATTATATAGAGCTAGTGAAACAGAAATTATCCCAGCTGAAGAACTTAAGTCAGCTAGGGAAACGATGCCACACGACCAGTTTGAACAAGAGTATGAATGTTCTTTTCAAGCTGCCGTATCTGGGGCTTTTTATGGCAAGCAGATCCAGAAAGCAGAACGAGATAATCGTATATGCAGTGTGGACATTGCTAATAATATTCCTGTTGAAACTTGGTGGGATCTAGGTATTGGTGATTCAACCAGTATTTGGTTTGCACAAAGAGTAGGTAATGAAATACACCTGATTGATTATTACGAAACATCTGGTGAAGCATTATCACATTATGCAAATGTATTAGAAGAAAAAGGTTATACCTATGGTAGGCATGTTGCCCCTCATGATATAACAACAAGAGAGCTTGGTACTGGTAAATCTAGATTAGAAGTAGCTCATGATTTAGGACTAGACTTTGAAGTATGTCCTAGGTTAGAAGTAGATCATGGTATTGAAGCTGTGAGAAATACATTAGATAGATGTTGGTTTGATAAGAACCGATGTAAATATGGTATTGATTGTTTGCGACAATACCGAAAACAGTTTGATGATAAAATGCAAACATTTAAAAATAAACCACTACACGATTGGTGTTCACATGCAGCTGATGCTTTTAGATATGGCTGCTCTATTGATGGACCAACTAGAACCGACTGGTTGAAACCAATGCATGTAGATGTAACTTACGTAGTATAGGAAAATTAATGGCTAAAGGAAAACCACTAGCAGATCATGAGATCAAAGCAATATTAGGAGAACATATAAATAACTCCTATGGATACTTTGAAACTGAACTTACAGACTCAAGACGTAAAGCAACTGAATATTATTTCGGTGAAGCATTTGGTAATGAACAAGAAGGCAGATCACAAGTAGTATCTACAGATGTTGCTGATACAATCGAATCTATTTTACCATCATTATTAAGAATTTTTACAGCTAGTGATAATATTGTTAAGGTTGATCCTGTTACTGAAGAAGATGTTGAGATTGCAAAACAAGCTACTGATTATCTAAATCATATATTTAATAAAGATAATGAAGGCTTTACTACTCTGTATTCAATGTTCAAAGATGCATTGATACAAAAAAATGGTATCGTTAAAGTCTATTGGGATACTAGTGAAACAGCTAAACAAGAAACTTATGAAGCTTTATCTGAAGCTGAGTTTACAATGTTGATTGATGAAGATGGTGTAGAAGTAAAAGAACATACTGAGTACAAAGACACAACAGCTATAAAACAAAAGAAGAACATTAAAGATCAACTTAAAGCATCTGTACCTGAAGGTGATATGCAAGGTGAAGAAATATTAGATCAAATTAATAGTGTTCCTATTCCTAATTTACATGATGTAGTTATCATGCGTAAAGAAACATTTGGTAAAGTTAAGATGGAAGCTGTACCACCTGAAGAATTTTTAATTGAACGAAGAGCTAGATCTATTGAAGAAGCAAGTTTTACTGCACACCGTACAACTAAAACAAGAAGTGAATTAGTTGAAATGGGATTTGATGTTGATCTTGTTTACAGTTTATCAGAAAATAATTCTGAAAAATATAATGCAGAAGTATCAACCAGGTATAGAAATTTAGATGATGACTTTGATAGATCAGTTGGTGATGACTCTACACAAGAAATAGTTGTATTAGAATCTTATATTAAAATAGATGAAGATGGAGATGGTATTGCAGAGTTAAGAAAAATTACTTCTGCTGGTGATAATACATATACAATCTTAGATGATGTTATTGTTGATTCAAATCCTTTCTGTTCTATTACACCTATTATAGTACCACACAGATTTTATGGTAGATCAGTTGCAGAACTAGTAGAAGATATACAGTTAATCAAATCTACTGTAATGCGACAGTTGTTAGATAATATGTACCTAACAAACAATAACCGAGTTGCTGTTATGGATGGTCAAGTTAATCTTGATGATCTATTAACTAATCGACCAGGAGGAATTGTAAGAACAAAAGCTGCACCAGGACAAGTTATGATGCCGATGCAGACTCAAACTATTAATCAACAAGCATTTCCATTATTAGAATATTTAGATACTGTAAAAGAAAATCGTAGTGGTGTTACTAAGTATAACCAAGGTATGGATACTGATTCACTTAACAAAACTGCATCAGGTATAAATACTATTTTATCTCAATCACAGATGAGAATTGAGTTAATAGCTCGTATTTTTGCAGAAACAGGCGTAAAAGATATCTTTAAAAAGATGTTTGAGCTTGTTGTAAAATACCAAGATAAAGAAAGAATTGTAAAAATTAGAAATACTTTTGTTCCAATGAATCCTATGGAATGGCGAGATCGTTGTAATGTTACAATACAAGTTGGATTAGGTACTGGTTCAAGAGACCAACAGTTGGGAATACTAAATCAAATACTAAGACAACAAGTAGAAGCAATTAAACTACAAGGTTCACCTGCAGGACCAATAGTTAATATGAATAATATATATAATACATTATCTAAAATTATTGAGAATGCTGGGCTTAAAGATGTTGGTTCATACTTTACAGATCCACAGACTGGTATGCAAAATATGCCACCTCCTGGACCTAAAGAACCTACTGAGTTTGAAAAAGTATCACAAATACAAACGCAACAAAAAGCAGCTTCTGCACAAATGCAGTATGAAAATAGAATGCGTGAGATTGAATTAAAATCTCAAAGAATGATACTTGACTTTGAAGCGAAAATCAAAGAACTTGAGATGAAGTACGAAGCAGATATTGATGAGAAAGCAATTAGACGAGAAGCAATGACAATGTCAGGCTTATCTGAAAGCAATAAAGAAATGTTGACATCTGCTACAAAAGAATTATTAAAACCTCAACAACCACAAGGAATCAATTTAGAAATAGATGTCGAACCTACCGAAGGAAATTGAACGAGGCTCTAGAGCAAAAAATATTTTAGAAGATGATCTTTTTGTAGAGACTTTTCAATTACTCAAAGATTCGTATCAAGAAGCGATATTTCAAACAGCACCAAATGATGATGAAGGTAGATTAAAAATATATCTAGCTTATCAAATTTTAGGTAAAGTTGAAAACCATTTCCGTGTAACAATGGAAACTGGTAAACTTGCAAGTAAACAATTAGAAGAACTTCGCAAGAAAAAATAACACCAACCCATTCAGGGAGTGTATATAAACACCAACCAATAAGGAGTGTACTATGGCTGATGAAGCTATGAATGTATTAGATGCTGCAGAAACTATTAAAGGTTTAATGACAGGCACTAACAAAACTGAAGAAGCACCTGCTGAAACAGTTGAAGCAACTGAAGAAGTTGTTGAAGAAACAATTGAAGAAAACATACCTACCCAGGATATTGAACCAATTGAAGTAGCTGAAGAAGCTACAGATGACGCTGAACAAGATATTAATGAAAGTTCAGAGCAACCTCTATATAGAGTTAAAGTCCAAGGTGACGAACTCGAGGTGACGCTTGATGAACTACTTCAGGGATACCAAAGAGAAGCTGATTACACAAGAAGCAAACAAGATTTATCCTTAGAAAAATCAAGGTATAATGATTTGTTGCAAGAATCTCAAACTGAGATTAATCAAAAGCTTAATAAGTTAAACGAACTAACTCAATCTGCACAAGTAGAACTCAATAACGAGTATAGCAACATTGACTTTGAAAAACTTTATGAAGATGATCCTGTTGAAGCAAGTAGACTCGAACACAAAATGCGTAAGAGAGCTGAAAACTTAAATAAGATTAATCATGAAACGCTACAAGCGCAAACAGTTGAACTTAAGAAATACGTAGAAGCACAAGAAAAAAAGATTGTGCGTCTTATTCCTGAGTTTTCTGATGTTAATAAAGCCAAAGCACTTAAAAATGATATGAAAAATTATCTTAGTGGTGTTGGTTTTAATGCTCAAGAAATAGATACAGTCTATGATCATAGACAAGTACTATTGATTAGAGATGCTTTAGCTTATGATAAGATTCGTAAAGCTAATCCAAGAGTTAAGAAACAAGTTGTTAATGCTCCTAGAGTTATTAAATCAGGTTCTGCAAAAAGCAAGTCTGATGTTAGCAGTAAACTTAAAGCTGATAAACTAAATCGTCTAAAGAAAACAGGAGCTACTAGAGACGCAGCTTCTATTTTTAAAGACTATCTATAAAGGAGTCCTTAAATGGCACAACCAACAAACTTGTACGATACGTACGATACTACTGGTATTAGAGAAGATTTAGTAGATGTAATTTACAATATATCTCCTGAAGATACTCCAATACTTTCTGCAATCCCAAGATCGATTGCAAAACAAACTAAGCATGAGTGGCAAATAGATTCATTAGCTGCTGCTGCTTCTAACGCTGTAATCGAAGGTGACGATGCTACTATAGACGCTGCTACTGCAACTGCTAGAAAGCAAAACTTTACACAGATTATGGACAAAGTAATTGCTGTTTCTGGCACGCAATCATCTGTTGATGCTGCTGGTAGAGCTGACGAAATGGCTTACCAAATTGCTAAGAAATCAAAAGAACTTAAAAAAGATATGGAGCTTGCTCTTTCATCTGCTACATTAGCTGCAGTAGGATCTGCAACTGCTGCTAGAACTTTTGGTGGACTACAATGTTGGATTGAAACTAATGGATCTGCTGGAACAAATGGAACATTATCAACTGGTGATGGTACTGATGCTCCTGGTGCAGGAACAAATAGAGCAATAACTGAAGCAATCTTGAAAGAAACTATCCAAGAAGTTTACACTGCAGGCGGAGATCTAGATGTTCTAGTTGTACCACCTAAAGTAAAACAAACTATATCTGGATTTGTTGGAGCTAGTAGTTCTAATCCTAGAATGTTTACTAGTGAAGATAAAACTTTTGGTGCATCTATTGATGTTTATGTATCAGATTTTGGTAATCTTCAGATTATACCTAACAGAACTATGGCTGGATTAGAAACTTGTTTCTTATTACAAACAGACATGGCTGCTGCCGCTTACCTAAGAGATTTCCAAGTGAATGATCTTGCTAAGACTGGTGACTCAGAGAAAAAACAACTACTAGTTGAATTTACTCTAGAAGTTAGAAACGAAGCTGCTCACGGTATCTTATTAGATATTACTGAGTAATTAATAATTAGGGGGAGCTTCGGCTCCCTCTTTTACATAAGGAAAAAATATGAAAGCTCCAACAACATTTAGACCAGGCGCAACACAGACTGTAGCTGTAGGAGCATCTTCTGCTGCTTCTAGTGCTTTTAATGCTCATACTAGAGAGATTAGAGTAGTAACTACTGTTGATGCTTATGTAGCATTTGATGCTGCACCTACTGCTAGTTCATCATCTTTGATTGTACCTGCATTTACTGTAGAATACTTTAGAGTAGATTCAGAAAGTAAAGTTGCATTACTTAGAGTTGGTTCTGTAACAGGAACTGCTAGAATAACAGAACTTAGTCAGTAATGAGACCAGGTTTTATATCAATACGAAGTCAGGATCGCTACCGTAACCGTAGGACAGATGTACCTAATGATGCCATAAACCTAGAAGATTTAACATACCTATTATTAGAAACAGGCGATAACATCATACGTGAAGATGGTGTAGGTGTTTCTTACTTTACTGATAATCCAATCCAAAATTAATGGAGTTTAGTGAATTAGTAAAAGTATTACAAATTAAAGAGCAAAGCTCTAAGCAACAAAACAAGAACAAACAAAGAACAAAAGTATTAAGAAAGAGGATTAAAAATGGCTGATAGTAAGATTAGTG